GTACGATTAGCAGCTACTCCCAGGTCAAATGTAGCCCGTGCGACTCGCAATACACCTAATCCGTCATTATCGCCATTAATCAGCGGTTCAAGACTGTCAAAATTGTCATTTACATCGACTAACCAGCCGTGAATTCCAACATGTTTTAATTCGGGCATTTCTTTAATCTCCCTTCTGGTTAGGTTGCTACACTTGGATACTCAGTATCGTTATGTAGCAACCACAACCAAACAAAATAACCGATCAGGGTTATGCTTTCATATGAACGTAAATACCATCGACCTTGTTGTCATAGACACCGGCATCATGGTACAAACGATATTGGAATAACCAGGCATCCGCGGTCTGATTTTCATCTGGACTGAAGATACGAAGTTTGTCATGTTTCTTGGCTTGCCATACAGCGGAGGGATGCATCAAAATGAAGTTCAAATCCTTACCGGTTGCGGAAACGGTCGCTTTTGCATATCCACCAGTGCTTGAAACAGAACCATCGTTCATGTCAAGAGCATCGTAGAATCTACTTTGAGGAACACGGACAATTTCCATTTCATCTAATCGCTGGAGTCTTCGGTCTACCCCGCGCTCTGTTGATAATGAGCGGGTAATAGCAGCATCTAACATACGACCACAAGCGGTAGAGATGTAAAGAATACGTCCTTCCACGGGAACCTGATCATCATCTAATTGTGCGGTTGCCTTGTCAATAGCTGCTAAGATGGTCGCACTTGTTAATGTTGCACCAGCTGCCACTTTAGAAACTCCAACAGCACTAGCAAATTGTTCAAACCTATATGCATCTACTTCAGGAACTACCTTAGTTCGCATGAATTCATCAACAAGGGTTCCAAATGCCATTCCGAGAGTCTCTTCGTTGTCCATTGCATCAATCGAGAATGCACGCCCTCGATCCTGAGTTAATTGAATATCTTCCCATGTCCCGATTACATCACCAGCGGGAAAACCCTCTGCTTTGTCATAAGTACCTAACCCCACAATAGAAGTTTTGAAAATCTGGATTTTATTTGCACTAGAGTGATCCAACACTCGAATACGAGAATCCAGTAAACCAGTAACCGATTCACGAGTAAAGATTTCGTCTAAAATCGGTTGAAATTTTTCAGCTAAAGCAATACTGTTGCCCATTTTTTAAATTACCTTTCTATTTTTTTATTATTTTTTGTCTTGATCCAACCCCGCGGCTTTTCTTGCGGCTGCTACCACTGGGTCAAGATTTTGTTTGTCTCCACTTGTTTTCCCTGCAAACTTTGGTTCCTTGTCTCCGCTGTCAAACAGGAAATCATTTTCAGATTTGATTTTCTCGAGTTGTTTGGAAAGGTTCAAAATCTCTCCGTCATCGTCAAGTTGTAATTTTTCGATTTCTAAAAGAGCTTTTACCGCTTTCGGATTTTTCGCTTTAGCACTTGCAAGCGCTCCGTCCAACGCTGTTTCAAATTTCAACTTACTAATTTGTTCTTTCGCGTCTTTCTCCGCTTGTTCTGCTTTCGCTTTCCATTCGTCCGCGGCTTTCTTGATACCTTCTACATCCATACTTTTGAATGATTCGATTTGTTTGTTAGCATCTTCAAATTGCTTTTGTAAGTTGCCAAACTGAGTATCAAGTTCCTGTTTATCCGATTTGAGCTTCTCGATATCTTTTCCATGTAATGCCATGATTGAATCGATCTTCTCTTTTTCCAACTCCAGCTTTTCTAAATCTTCACGTTTCATTGCACTTTCTCCTTTTCGCACTTACCCTTTTTACGTGGTCGGGTTCACGTGGTGCCCGGCTTGATTACGCTTTCCGGTTAGCGAGGTTTTGGTTTGGGATTAAAGAAAACCGCCCCATGAAGAAACAAGTGTTTAGCTTGCTTGTTCACGAGGCGGTAAACTCTCGTAGTCCCTATTTATTAATTACCTAAAGTAATTAAATTGTTACCTATAGTATAGCATATTTTTTAACAAACTTACCAGTACGGTAAGCGTATTTACCATCAATAATTTAGTCAATATTAAGAAAATCATGTAATATAGTTGTGGAGGTAATTACAATGACCACTTTAGAACAATCAATTATTGAACATCAAAAAGCCGGATGGATTCTCACTTATCGGGACCAACATAGCGCACAATTCCAGGGGAGTAAACCAAGCGCGGGAATACTGTCTATCATCCTGCTATGGATACTGAGTATCCCTATTGGTATTATCTATCTGATTTATTCATCCCGGCAAAGCGAACCAACAATAACCCTTTATTATGATCAGGATGGTATGTTACGCGCAACCAAACCACCCAGGCAAAAGGGAATAGGATTTTTTGTACTCTTAGCTTTAGTTTTGAATATATTAATTTTAGTCGTGATCTGCGCCCCACTTGGTTTGATCCCATTCCTAGCAGAACCAACAAGCGCTATTCAAATACTTGTTCTCTGAATCTCTGTCTCTGTAATCCAGTCTGCATAATAAAATCACGCATTTGCGCTTGATACCGCTTCAATCTTATTTGTTCACTATCATATTGAATTTCAGCCGCTTTTAGTGCGCTTATTTCACGCTTTACTTGCCTGATTTTCCGTTCTATCCTTCGTTGTGCCTGGGTAGCTTCATAAACACTGATATCTTCCCCATTGTAGGTTACAGTCTTTTTTGCATACGCGCTGATTTCAGCTTCTTTATAAGCATTCTCGGAAATTTCCCCAAAAAACGGGTAGAAAGAATGTCTACAGTTGACCCCCGCTAATCCCGTTATAGTCCCATATCCCGTGGATGATACAAAATCTGGATACTGAGTATTCATTGGGTTACGACTAAAGATTTTTCCTTGCCATAGTTCGTGATTTTCGTACCCATCTCCCTTATTCCGCGCTCCAATATGCGCGCTGGTTTGTACTAATACTGTACCCATTTCATCCATACGAGCTATTTGTAGTTGCGCGGTTGTCTGTCCCACGCCGGTTAGTACCGTTCTCCGTACTGCTACATCAATCTTATCTTGTTTCCCGGTAGGATACGTTATAACTGGTAATCCACCTCGAGAAACAGAAATAACCGCTTGTTTGATTGCTTGCATGTATGACATTGCCCCAGATGTTATTTGCATATACGCAAGATCAGACGCTTGAATAAAAATATCCTGTCCGGTTATTGCCGTTGTCAAAGTAAGGTTATTTAGTATTCCCTGTGTTTTTACAATGCCAATTTCTAACACACGCATCATTGCCGGTGATAGTTTTAATGGAATCGGTTCTAACCCAGCCGCGCGGTATATCGCGTCATCAAATCGCATCGTTCGGATACCAGCTTTTGCAAATGTTTCCTTCAATACTGAGTTACGGATCCCAGTAAGTTTTGAAACTCTCTTGAGAATATCATCGTACAATAACCCGCTTTGTTGGAGTCTCTGTATTTGCCACGCCGCGCTGGTAAAATCTAAATTTTTCAACCTACGCGCAATATCGATGATTACCGAAGTGTGAAACTCAGTATATAAGTCTGTAATTGGTACAGAGAGTTGGTCAAATTGCGCTAGGGTTAACATGTGATATTTTCCAATAGCGACGGTTGCATTTGTGCGACTCTTATTCTTTCTTGTGCAATTTCAAAATAATTAGGGTCAATTTCGATACCTATGAAATTCCGGTTCAACTGTACACATGCCACGCCGGTTGTGCCTGAACCCATAAAGGGGTCGAAGATGGTGTCGCCCTCTTTTGTGTAATTTTCGATAATCCATTTCATTAGTTCAACTGGCTTTTGCGTAGGGTGTTCTTTGGCGTAACTTTTTACGTCCAGCCTCAGCATCTTTGCTGGTTTGTCCAGATTAGTCCATGCCTGCTCTACCATTGACGATGTAAACTTAAGGGGCTGGCATTTGTCCCAAACAATAAAACCTTTTGATGGTGGCAACGGAAAGTAGTTCCCGCCCCAAATAACTTGGTACCTTGAAACTCGAATTATTTCGGACAGCGCCTCTTCTGTCATTGGGCGTTCATCCCAGTTTTGTTTGGCGAATTTTTGCCTGAACGGGTTAGACGATATACCTATTCCGTATGGCGGGTCTGTAATTACTGCATCC